TAATTAATAGTTCTTATGGACCCATTAATATCTTAAATAGGTATCTAGCGTCCTACCCCCTCGCCTAGCAGGTCAATGTGAAAGGAGGAAACCTTATCCCGCTCTTGAGCAAAAGGGGTGACAGCTTTTGTCATTAGACTTTAGTAGGGGTCATGTTCTCAATTCGAGCACAATCTAGCGTTCTAGAATCCTAGTATACTAGTATACAAGTGTCATAGGTTGTGAGTGTCTAGTGTCTAGCGTCTATGGCAAGGCACTCTGCCCAGGCGTTGGGCCACGGGGGTGTCGGCTGCGTGCACCCCACATTTAGTTCCCCCCAAAAAATATTTTTGTTATAGTGCGATTACAATTTTGGGAGTTCCCGATGGCTGCTTTTGTTAAAAACCCAATACAAAGAATGTCCAATGAGGGGCTGTTTGACGACGCCTTTCAGCGTGACCCTGTGCTGTCTCTTATGGCTGCGGCTTGGGCGCCTTCTGATTTACCAAAAAAATTTGAACAATTGGACGTTGACGAGAGCCGAAGGAAAAAAGAGCAGACTGATGTTATGTTTCAAAAAATTAAACAGGATCAGGAGCAAAAGGAGCGAACTCAGTTAGCTTCTGAGCGTGGGCAGGCTTATTCGTTTTATCCAAATCAGGATTACATCAAGCGAAATTTGGCACCTGAACAATATGGAGAAGTTGATTTAAAGGCTTTAGCTCAGGCGCAACGAGAAGCCGTTAAAGCTGGAGTGTTAAACCCTGAAGTTGCCAAGTATTTTTTACCGAATGTATTAACTGAAGGATCTGCTCGCTCTGGCAATTACGGTTTGAGTTTCCCGTATTATTCTGAAAAAGGCGGAGATCCCTATGCTAATATTGCCAAAAAATTAGGGTTAGAACATAAAGTGTCTGGCCCTCAAGGGTACAGATATATGTACAAAACCGGACCTAAACCCGAATACAAAACCATTCCACCAAACACAACGTATTATCTTCCTAAAAAAACATTTACTGAGCAAGGGGGCTTTTATTACGGCCAATCAATGACGCCGGATGAAAGGCTTTATAACGCCAAATTGGCGGCTATGATCTTGTCTACTAAAGGAAAAACGCCAGAAGAAGCCATTAAAGCCTGGAACGGGATTGGTGCTGGCGCTGAAAATCATTGGAAAAAAGTTCAGGCTTTGCAAGACGCTTTGAGGTTGCCGCAGAACGCCGATCTCATGAAAAAATACAATGAATTGTTGCAAGCCAAATAAATCGCCAAGCGGTCTTGACTTACATCATATGATGGGTGATATCAGTTACAGCGGGATAGAGCAGTCTGGTAGCTCGTCTGGCTCATAACCAGGAGGTCGCAGGTTCAAATCCTGTTCCCGCAACCAAATGCTCTCATAGCTCAACTGGATAGAGCGACGCTCTACGAAAGCGTAGGTTAGAGGTTCAAGTCCTTTTGAGAGCGCCACCACTGGGGACAACACGATGGCTAACGGCGGTCATATTCGAAAGACTGTAGAGCGGGATTTTAATTTTCCGACTGTGATGCAAGGGCACATTCAGAAAGTGTTTGACGGCGAGTACATGGTTCCTTGGAACAAGGATGAGCCGTGTCTTGTGTTGGATGTTGGTGCGAATGTTGGGTCGTTTGCGGTGTGGGCTAAGTTGGTTTGGCCTAAAGCGGAGATTGATTGCTATGAACCGAATCCTGACATGGTTAAGTATCTTGTTCAAAATCTTGAGGGTTTGTCTGGCTGCACTGTTCATGATTCCGCTCTTGGTGATCTGGAGCTTGATCGCCTTTATCTTGGGAGAAACAACCCGGGTGAAGGTAGCCAATACCAAGGATCAGAACAGGTAGGCGAGTCGATTGAGATTGAGGTTACGGAACCTGACCAACTTCTGTCGTATGATATTGTGAAGTTAGATTGCGAGGGTGCTGAGGCGTACATTCTTCCGAGATTGGATTTGTCTCAGACGAAGTTTGTGATGTTTGAGTATCACTCGGAGAGAAACCGTCGTCTGTGCGATCAGGTGATGGCTGACAGTGGCTTTACGTTGATTGGCATGAGTGTGACGGCTGTTGAGTATGGCGTTGCCAAGTATCAGAGATTAACATGAAGTTTGACCTTCAGCAGTTCTACAAGTTCTGCGCTCAGTTGAAGATTGAGACGAAGGAAAAGGGTCTTCAAAAGATGGACAGTCTTTTGGGGACTCAGACTTATGTGATGGATGAGATTGCCAAGGGTTTGCAGGATGACGTTCACTTCTTTGTGATCCTGAAGGGCCGTCAGCTAGGAATTACGACGATCAGCTTGGCGTTGGATCTTTATTGGCACTTCATCAACCCTGGTTTGCAAGGCACGTTGACGACTGACACGGAAGAGAACCGTGACATGTTTCGTTCGACGCTTGCGATGTACATGGATGGCTTGCCGAAGGAGTTTAAGATTCCTGCGCTGGCCCATAACCGCAATCAATTGAGTCTGAGAAACCGCAGCCGTTTGTTTTATCAGGTGGCGGGTTTGAGAGCCAAAGGGAGTCTTGGTCGTGGAAAGGCAATCACTTACCTACACGGAACAGAGACTTCTTCATGGGGCGATGAGGAGGGGCTTGCATCTTTGCTCGCATCCCTTGCTGAGACAAACCCACTCAGACTCTACATGTTTGAGTCAACCGCCCGTGGTTTCAACATGTTCCACGACATGTACGTCACAGCTAAACGAGCACGTACTCAACGAGCTATATTCTGCGGCTGGTGGCGGAATGAACTTTATTCGGTAGACGGCAACAGCGTGGTCTACAAGACCTACTGGGATGGCAAGATTACGCCTGAAGAGAAGGAATGGATCAAGGACATCAAGAAGCTGTACGGCGTTGAGATTAACTCGCGCCAGATTGCTTGGTGGCGTTGGAAGATGCTTGAGGGCATCAAGGACGACGCCCTGATGTATCAGGAGTTTCCTCCGACTGAGGACTACGCATTCGTGATGACGGGAAGCTCGTTCTTCTCAAACAGCCGTTGCACGGATGCCATGAAGGAATTGAGAAAGAAGCCTTACGATTCCTATCGCTACACGTTTGGCGTGAACTTTCAGGACACAGAAGTTGTGAAGTCCTCGCCCAAAATGGCGACCCTTAAGATCTGGGAGGAACCCGTTGACACTGGTATTTACGTTATTGGTGCCGATCCTGCTTATGGCAGTTCCGATTGGGCTGATCGTTTTTGTATACAGATCTTCCGTTGCTACGCCGACGGAATTGAACAGGTTGCCGAGTTTGCCACCTCAGAACTCAACACCTACCAATTTGCATGGGTGATTGCCCACCTTGCTGGAGCCTACAAGAACTCAACGCTTAACCTTGAAGTCAACGGGCCGGGGCAACCCGTCATTCAAGAACTCAAACGATTGAAAGTTCAGGCTGCTGCCATTGCCTCGGTTAGTGAAACCAAGAAGCAAGGCGAAGAGCTGATGAACGTTCTCTCGTCAATGAAGAACTACATCTGGCGCAAGAACGATACGATGGGTGGTCTGACCAATTCAATTGGCATCATCACGACGCAAGCCACCAAGGAGCGGATGCTCACCTACTTCAAGGATTATTTTGAACGCGGCATGATGACCGTCTGTTCAGAAGACTTGGTTGATGAGATGAAGACCATTCGACGGGAAGGCTCGTCAATTATGGCGCCTGGTAGATCCAAGGATGACCGCGTGATGGCAACGGGCATGGCCTCAATTGCGTATGCGGAGCAAATCCAACCTCAGTTGATCCTTCGGAGGATGACTAAAGAGATCGTTAAGGAGCAAGAAAAGATGTCTCCTGAGCAAATCACAATCGGCAGAAATGTGTCTGGCTATTTGAAGAGTATTGGATATGGCTCGTCCTGAAGCTCTACCTAAACAAGAACTCTATAGGCGGCTTGATCGTTTCCAACAGGACGATAAGTCGCCTGTTTCGTGGACCATGTTGGCCGAATTGACGGGGTATACAAAAGGATACCTCAGAGATGTCTTCGTTAACAAGACTCAGCCGCTGTCAGAGACTTTGCAGATCCGAATGTCACGCGCCTTGCAGATGATTGAGAACGGCGATGTGACCTATATGCACAACAACGACAGAACTCGGTTCATTAAATACAACCAAATACCCAAACCCACCCTGATGCGGCACCAACGCATTGCGTTTGATAATGGAAAATTTACCGTCAAACTGGGGGTTAAAAAACGACATGACTACTCATACACGACCCTGATTGAAGAGTTGGAGGATTAAATGGCAGTTCTTAGGTCTTATTCCTGTTCTAGGCACGGTGTCTTTGATGCTTGGGAGGCTGAATGCCCTCACGGTTGCAAAGACGTTACTCAGGTCTTCACGAAGGCTTTTTCGATCAAATCGTCGCGTACAAAGACCGCTGACAAGACCCTCGACGGCTTGGCAAAAGACTTCAAGATGACTGACATCAAGTCAACACGCGAAGGCGACCATCAGTCGGGATACTTCACCCGAAACAACGCAGAGCCACCTAAAGGGTACGAGGGCGCTCAAAGCGTTTTGTGGGGCGGCGGTGGGCGGTTCAATATGTCTAGCGCATTGAACGGCGGTGCTGTATCTTCTGTGCGAGGCGAGCAACCCGGATTCAACCCAAGAGACATGGGGCAGTTGTCTGGACCTCGCGCAGCGAGTTACATTGCCGACCATGAAGGCTTGAAACTAAATGCGGATTCCAACAAATCCTGAAGACCGTGAGTTCTTCTACCTCGACCTGATTAACAAGTGCGAGGTATCCAAGTCAGAGCGTCAAGCGGATTACGGTTCGCTTCGCTCTTATTTTTTGTTTGGAGCTGGGCCTGAAGAGTCTCCCGCACCATTCAACAAAATTGGCTCGCACATCGATCAGCTAGGATCGTTCCTCTATTCAGCCGAGACAACACGCTTCAACATCGCGCTTGGTTCTGGCGTTGATGAATTGCAGCACAGATATGTGCCCGCTCTCACTCAGGCGCTTCACGATGAATGGAACAACTCAAATGCTGACCAGGTATTTGCTACCGCCCTTACTTGGTCGTTGGTATTTAATTCTACGTTTATCAAACTGATCCCATACCGAAATTCAATCAACCCGTATTTGGTTGACCCCGCAACCATTGGCGTCTTGCGCGAAGACATACCCTACACGGACCGCCAACAGGCGTTCACGCAAGAATACTACATGACCAAGCCCGATCTTTATGCGCGGCTCTACAAGCACCCCAAGCGGGACCAGATCGTAGACCGCATCGCAACAGGTCAGTACTCGCCAAGCCAGATTCCTGATGGCATTGACCGCATCGTCATGTCGCAGACCAATCCGACGCTCTATGGCACCGTCAATCTGGATCTGTACGGCTTCAATCGGATGAAAGCCCGTATCGCAATGGATACGGTCAAGATGATAGAACTGTACGTCTGGAACGACGAAATAGATGACTACCAAGTGGTCACACGCGCCGAGCCAGATGTTCTGATCTATGACAGACCAAATGAAAGCCTTTTTCTAAAAGGCGAATTGCCCTTCATTCAGGTGTGTCCTAACCCGCAATATGATTATTTCTGGGGACAATCTGAAGTTTCTAAGCTGATTAACCTCCAGCAGATGCGGAATCGCCGCATGACGGAAATTCTAGATCTCTTGCAAAAGCAAGTGAACCCGCCGACCGCCATGACTGGCTTCTCAGGCATATACGACGAGAAAAATTTTGCTCTCAACCGCGCTGGCGGCTTGATAGCAACAGATATGCCCAATGCGAAAGTAGAGCGGCTTGCACCTAACATTCCGCAAGACCTTTACTCCCAGTTGCGCGAAATTGACTCTATGTTTGAAGAGACATCGGGTATTCAGTCGGTTCTTCAAGGCAAGGGTGAACAGGGCGTTCGTTCCGCCGGTCACGCTTCTCAGCTTGCGCGTCTTGGTTCGTCCCGCGCCAAAAAGAAAGCAATGGTTGTTGAAGACAGCCTTGAGAAGATGGCAACGCTCTATCTCAAGCTGATGCAAACGTATGAACCTTCTGTTCTCAAAGACACTGAAGACAAAAAGTTCATTCCATCGCAGTTCACAAAAGATTACGTCGTGAAAGTGGACGCCCACTCCAACAGCCCAATCTTTATGGAAGATCTTCGCTCGTTGGCGTTCAACTTGTTCAAGGCTCAAGCCATTGACAAGGAAAGCCTCATTGACTTGCTTGATCCGCCTATGAAGCAACTCCTAAAAGAGCGGCTTCGTAAAATGGAGTCAAAAGCCGCGGCTCAACCTCCGCAGGGCGGTGGTCAGGTTATGCCCATGAAAAAGCAGGGGTAATCAATGGCTAAACAACAGTTTCAAACTTTGAGAGGCACTCAACCGAGAGCTTCACAAGCCTCATTGTCAAGAGAATCAAAACCTCTTACAATGGATTACAGAATTGGTGGTATGAAGTCCTATTCGACCCGTACCACTCCGAGATCAACCACACGGAGGCCGTGATGTCTAAGGGCTATAGTTCAAAGCGTTCCGGTCGTAAGTGTCGTTAACGAGTTGGGGACATACAACTCTAACTAAGGAGGCCAGACATGGCTCGTCGTAAAGGTCGCAAGGCGAAGCGTTGATCCGCTTCGATTTTCTCCCCCGTAACAACCCCCCTAATTCATAGGAGAGCGCAATGCGTCGCAAGGGTCGTAAGGCACGTCGCTAATTAACACGCAAGCGTATGCTTGCCTGTAAGCGATTTCCCTGAAGGGGGGGAGTATTAAATATACCCCTTCGCCATTTTAGAAGGATCAGTCATGGCTGACAATGTAGACATCATGTCCCTCTTGCAGGGCGCTGGCGCTGGCGGCGCTACTCCGGGCGGCGTATCGGTTGGTGAAGCACCTCCGTCTTCTCCTCCTCCAATGCCGTCTCCTATGTCTACTCCTGAGCCTAAGGCTGGGGTTCGTGAAAATGCTCTCGTCAACATCTCAATGGCGTTGGACTTGATTGAGCAAGCACTCCCCGCTCTTGGTTCTGAAACGGATGAGGGCAAGAAAGCCCTCTCAGCCTTGAGTTCCCTCACCTCGGTTCTTGGTCCCAAGAAACAGCGGGCCGGTGAACTTCAGAATGCTGAGATTCTTCAGCTTCTTCAAAACCTTCCTCAAGCTGGCGGTGGTACTCCCGGATCTCGTGCGATCATGGGTGGTCCGCCGAATCTTGGCTTGATGAACCCGCCAGGAATGCCGCCGTCAGGTCCGGCTGCTCCTCCTGCACCGCCCGCTGGTGGCCCGGCTGGCGCTCCTCCCATGCCTATGTAAGGAACAGAACTATGGATCTATTCAAGCCTAGGGGCGCAGCCAATATCCGCAGCCCTATCACGGACAAGCAGCAGAACGGTCAGGTCGTTAACACGCCTCGTTTTGACCAGTTTGGTGGCCTTTCAAATGCCAGCAAGGCTGGCTCGAAGAACCAGATGAGCGTCAAGCCTCCGGGCGATGGTCGCAAAGTTATCTAAGGCAAATAGGGGACAATTATGCCTTCATTGGAAGACGTTCAGAATATGGCACCGGATGCTCGTGACGAACTGGCTCTTTTGGCTAAGGAATTGGCCGAAGACCCCGCTACTCGCGAGCAATTCCTGCGCTTGACGAAACAAAAGCGCCAAAACCTCACAATTGACGCCATTGACCTCAAAGACGAGTTCCGGGCAGAGTTTGCCAAGATTCGTGGAGAAAATGAGGCTCTACAGGCTAAGTTGCGTGAGCGTGATGCGCTTGAAGAACTTGAACGGCGTCGTCAGGCGCTAGTCAAGAAAGGAAGGGCCAAGTCAGATGATGATGTGGCCGAAATCGAAAAGGTGATGCTTGAAAAGGGCATTACCAATCATGAGACGGCGGCTGAGTATCATGATTTTATGAAACGTGCGGCGACTCCTACGAAGATCCAAGCGTTTGATAGGTCATTTATGAATGAGCAAGCCCGCGACACCCTTGCAAAGTTCAGATTCAATCCTCAGCAAGCGGCTCGTGATGAGGCGTCTAAAGCCTTGAACGAACTGCGAAAGAACTCCGGTTCGATGGGCTTCTAACGGGGACTTTGTAAAAAAGGAAACAAGCGATGGCTATTGGTGGTGGTGTAATTCCCGCAACCGGCTCCGCGCAGTACAACGAATTGACGTACGTTACACGCCGTGCGTTTATTCCGAAGTTGGTGGTGCAGTTGTACAACAGCACCCCGCTCATGGCTGCGCTGATTGCCAATTCTCAGACAGCGACGGGCGGTGTCTCTTCGGTTACGGTGCCTGTTCAGGGCGCTCAGTTTGTTAACGCGCAGTGGTCTGACTACTCTGGCTCGTTCGCGCAGCCAGCGGTTCAGCAAGGCGCGTACAACGCTGAGTTTGATCTCAAGCTGATGATTACTCCTGTTCCGTTCCTCGGAATGGAAGGTGTTGTTCAGCAAGATCATGCAATCATCCCGCTTATCGAGGCTCGTATGAACGATGCCACGAACGTGATGATGGATGCAATGTCCTACTCGCTCTACAACAACACGACGAACACGCAGCAGTTCACCGGCCTTCCGGCGGCGGTTGATAACGGTAACAGCGTTGCCACCTACGGCAACATTAACCGTTCAACCTACACTTGGTGGCAGTCGGGCCAATATGCGGCGGGTTCTGTCAACCCGACTCGTCAGAACGTTCTTCAGTACATTTCTGGCACGGTCAAGAAGGGCGCGGAAGTGCCGACCTTTGGCGTGTGCGGCTTTGGTACTTGGACGCTTCTCGCGCAGGATTACGTCGGTCAGGAACAGTATGTCATCACGCCCGGCAAGGGCTTTGACACGGATGCCAATGGTCCTCAGGCTGCGTTCCGCGCTCTGATGGTTGCTGGCGTTCCGATTTACCCTGACCCGTACTGCCCTGAAGGTACGCTCTATCTCCTGAACACCAACTACATGAACCTGTACATTCATGAGCAGGGCCAGTTTGTGTTCACGGGCTTTGAGTCCACCCTCCCGAACTGGCAGATTGGTTACGTCGGCGCGGTTCTCACGATTGCAGAACTTGTGAGCGTGAAGCCGAAGACGATGACCAAGGTCACGGGCTACAACTCTATTACCCTCTAAGGAGTAGCTCATGTCTCTTTCGCAGAACAAAATTCTTGTTGCAAACGTACTTACCAACCAGCCTGGTTCGTATTTCCTTACCACGACGGTTTCAAGCGTTGGGTCGGGCAATGCAACCACGATGTCGAATGCTCAGTTCATTCCCGCTGGTGAGTACGTTTATCTTCCAACGGCAAACGTGACCATTGAGTTCAATATTGGCACAAGCGGCAACAACACTTGGACCACTTGGATTGCGGCTAACACGGCGGGTGTGATCGTCTCTGACGGTTGGAACGTTCGTGCTAACGCGACGACTGGTACTCAGACGGTCACGTTGTACACCCCAAATGGCGGTCAGGCAGCTACTCAGTCTACCTTCGCTACCTCGTAAGGAGGATTGAATGGCTAATCCTAACGCAGTTGGGTCGCTTACACAGGACTCTTTTGGCAATTTTCGATTTGCCAAGACTCTTGTTCCTATTTCTCTTGCGACGACGGGTAATGCTGTCGTTGCCCTTCCTTTCCTTTCTGGTGGGTCGGGGGGCACGACAGAATATATCCTTCGCCGCATTACGGTTTCCAACTTGACCAATTCTGCTGGTGGTGCGGCTCCTAATGCCGCTACTGCCAACATCTCAATTGGTACAACCAATGATGGAGCAAACCTTGTTGCAAATGCTCAGGTTCTTACAAACTTGACGGGCGCTACTGGGTTTGCGGATCTCACTCTTAACGCATCGGCTAATGCTAACGTTCAAACGGCTAATGCGTTTTTTGTGAACGTAAACACAAGCGTTGCAAATGCGACTGTGTTTATTGCCATCTACGGCGACATATCGACGTTCTGATGATCTGGGTAACTAACACGAGCAACGAGTTCTTGGTACAACATTGGGATGGGAAAGCTATTAGCTTCCCGCCCAATAAGCCAGTTCAGTTGTCTCTTGAGTTGGCTCAGATCATTTTTGGGTATGGTCTTGAAGACAAGGCCACTGCTCTGGTCAGGCTTGGTTGGGTTAAATTTTCAAACGATATTCCTGCCGCTCTTGAAAAGCTAAGGAAGTTTGTAATTTCTGAAACTCAACCTCAGACCTACCACAATGTGTCCCCAGTGGTAGAACGAGTACCCCCTCTTGCGTCGCGGCGAGAGGGGGGAAAGCCTTCAAAGTGATGAGGTCATATGACAACTCTGGGAGACTACATCACGTACACGCGACGGCTTTTGCACGACGCGAACGCAAACTTTTGGTCTGACACGGAGCTCACTGACGACATTAATCAAGGTCGCGGTCGGCTTATTCGTGATACGGGCATCAAGCGCGTCATTCAGAACACTTCAGCGGTTTACAATCAAGAGTTCTACACGTTCGACAATTCGTCTGGAACGGTATCAAGCATTCTTGTAACCAACGCTGGTCAAAACTACACAACAGCAACTGTCACGCTTACTGCGTCTCCTACGGGCGATAATGCGTTTGCCAATGTTACAATTGGCGGCATTGGCGAGTACGGATCTAACAATGCTGGTCAAATTGCCGCTGTTAATTTGATTGATGGCGGATCTGGATACATTACAGCGCCGAATGTCACGATTACGGGCGATGGCACGGGTGCGGCTGCTACGGCGTTCTTGACGGGTATGCCTCAAGGCAACCTGACAATGGACATCATCAATATCAATATTTATTGGGGCAACACGCGCATTCCGCTCAGGTATTTGCCGTGGACCCAGTTCAACGCCGAATTGCGGTTCTGGCAAAATTATGTAGGCCGTCCAATAGCTTACAGCATGTATGGACCAAATGGGTTCTATATATCGCCTGTGCCTGACCAGAGCTATGCGATGGAAGTTGATACAGTTGTGAGGCCGGTTGATCTAGTTAGCACAAACGATGTTGACACGGATATACCGCATCCTTGGCAAAATCCTGTTCCGTTTTACGCCGCTTACCTCGCAAAGTTCAAAGAGCAGTCTTATGGCGAGGCTGAACTGTTCAAGCAGCAGTACACGTCGCAGATGCAAAACGTTTTGTCGTCTACGTTTACGCGGCGTATGCCTGATCCTTATTCGAGGCCGTACTAATGGCGCAATCACCTGAGCAGCGTAAGCAATATCAGGTGGTCAAGTCGTTTAAGGCTCTGAACACCAAATCAAATCGCACGGCTATCTCAGACGAAGAGTTTTCGTGGATTGAGAACGTGCAGCCAATTGGATTTGGCAATCTCAAAGTCGTTAACGGGCCTTCATCCTCATTGGCAACGTTTTCAAACACTGTGACCACGTTGACCAATTTTAATGTCAGCAACACGGACTATATTGCGGCTTTTGAAAGCAATGGTCAGGCTGAGTATTTCAACGTAACGACATCTGCGACCGGAAACATTGCTGCGGCTTCAACGTTTTCTGGTTCCGACGTTCGAGCGCGGCAATGGAAAAATGATCGAGCCATCATTATTGATCCCTCAAAAGGGTATTCAACATGGGATGGGGCTAATCTAATTACGGTGGGCTGTATTGGCCCTATTGGCGTTACATTTGGCGGTTCAAAATATTTAACTGCTCCTACAGTTACAATTAGCGCCCCAAATCAAGCAAATGGAACTCAAGCGACGGCTGTTGCTTCAATTTCTAACACATCTGGATCTGTAATCAGCGCAACAGTTACAACGGCGGGTTCTGGCTACACATCCATCCCGACAGTTACGTTTTCTTCTCCTGCAAACGCTTATGGCGTTCAAACGCAAGGCGCTGCGGTGCTTTTGTCTAACGCGGTTGTTGGTATTTCAATTACCAATCCGGGTTCTGGATATACGTCTGCGCCTAGCATTACGATTACGGGTGGTGGCGGAACCAATGCCGCTGCGGTTGCCACACTTGGTTCAAGTCAGGTGGGCGCAATCACAATTACAGAGCCTGGAACGGGCTATACCTCGCCTCCGACCGTTACGATTTCAGGTGGTCAATCTCCCAATCTGACTGTTTCTACGGTTTCTCGCACAAACAACGTTGCAACAATTGTAACGTCTTCCGCTCACGGAATTGGCGTTGGCGACCTTGTAACTGTAAGAATTACAACCAACACGGGTCTTAATACGACCAACACGGCTGTTACGGTTGTGGGAAACACCACAGCGTTTAGTTACCCAAACACGGGCGCAAACATTGCATCAACCTCTGATACAGGAACGGTGTCGTTTCCTTCTGCAACTGCTGTCGCTGGGTATTTGAGTTTTGCCACAGGCGTCGTTGGTGTCACGTTGACCAATGGCGGTACTGGTTACACATCAACCCCAACGGTAACGATTACGGCGGCTCCTGGCGGTGGAACCAATGCCGCTGCCACAGCGATTGTAAACGGTGGCATTGTCACTAACATCATTGTGACCAATCCGGGCGCGGGATATGTTTCTACGCCTACGGTGACAATTAGTGGCGGTGGTGGCAACGGAGCAACGGCTACTGCCGTTCTCACATCTGCATCAAACGTAGATATTGCGTCGTTTCAAGGCCGTGTTTGGATTGCTCAAGGCAGAACGGTGTTTTACACGGCTGCGGGCAGTTACAACGACTTTGTGAGCGTTTCAGCGGGTAATATCAATCTAACTGACGATACTCTGCATACCAACATCACCGCGTTGATGTCGGCTAACAACTTTCTTTATGTGTTTGGCGAAGACTCAATCAACGTGTTTTCGGATGTGCGTGTAGGCACAACTGGATTGACTCAGTTCACCAACACTAACGTTTCGGCTTCTATCGGCTCCAAACGCATCAATGCAATCTTGCCGTATTTTAGATCGTTGTTGTTTATGAACGATTACGGCATTTATGCACTTGTTGGCGCTACAACGACAAAGTTGTCAGACAGTTTAGACGGGATCTTTCCATACATTGATTTCACCCAGCCTGTGACGGGCGGCGAGGTGCTTATTAATAACATTCTCTGCGCGTCGTTTAGTTTTACTTATAATGATCCGGTAAACGGCGCTCGACAGATCCAAGCGGTTTTCTTTGACAAGAAATGGTTTTTGACGAGCCAAGGTAGCGTGAAATACATGACTGCGCTGCCTAGCGCGGGTGGCATTAACCTTTATTCAACATCAGGTACTGACCTCTTCACTTTGTACACCAATTCAACGGGTTCTATTGCAAGCACGATCCAGACGGCTTTGTGGCCTATGACGGATGTTATCAGGGACAAGCAAGCTCTTAAGTTTGGCGTTGAAGCGACAATCACTCAAGGTGGGTCGTTAAGCATCACGGTTGATAGCGAGTCTAACAGTTCGCCGATTTACTCGTTTAGCAATCTGGACACTTGGTACAACGTGTTTGGCACCACCATTGGATGGTACAACAATTCTAGTACCGTGATTGGATGGATTGGCGGATACGGGTACTATCTTTATAAGTCTGACGCGCAGCAGTATGGAAAATATCTGGGCCTTACGATAACATCCGCAACTGCGGGCGTAACATTCAATACGTTTGAAATGGAATACGAACTCCGGGCGAGGTTCTAATGGGTCTGCCGATCACACTGACTTACACATTTGGAACGGCAACGAGCGCAATTCCGTTGTCGAATTTGGATGGCAATTTCACCACGTTGACGACGGCGATCAACAGCCTTGGTAACGGGACGTATACGTTTAGTGCTCTTAATAGCACGGGCGACGGAACATTTTCTGGAACGGGCCAAGTCAAGTTGCCTTCTGGAACGACTGCTCAACGTTCTGGCACACCTATCAACGGCATGATTCGGTACAATAGTACGATTTCTGGCGTTGAAGGGTATGTGAACGGAGCATGGGCCACATTCCCAGTTGCGACATCAGGGCAGCTTCTTCGCGCTCCACGAATTTTGACATCTGGCACTTCGTACACAACCCCTGCTAATTGTAACAACATTTATGTTGAAGCTGTTGGCGGTGGCGGCGGCGGCGGGTTTGGAGGAACAACCAACATTATTGGCGGCGCTGGTGGCGGAGCATATTGCTCTAAATATTTTTCGGTAACGCCAAGTACGGCTTATTCATATGCAATTGGAGCTGCTGGATCTGCCTCCACAAGCAATACGTCCCCTAATGGTACGTCTGGTGGGAACACTACGTTTACCGTTGGCGCAACCACTATAACGGCGGGCGGTGGATCTTCTCCCGGAACTGGTGGCGCTCCTGCGTCTGGGGGAACGGCAACTAACGGTGATTTAAACATTAATGGTCAACCTGGAACAGGTGGGATTGGCACATCTGATCCCGGAACTCCGGGGGCTTCGTTTTTAGGAACGGCTGGGAAATCTGCATATAATGCGGTTGCCGCAAACGCTGGCCTTAATGGCGGCGGTGGTGGATCTGGAGGCCAATCTTCAACTACTGGTTATGCTGGCGGAGCGGGTCTTATTCGTATCTGGGAGTATTCCTAATGAACTGCGCGGTAGTTGATGCTCAGAACATCGTCATCAATGTGATTGTTGCAGATCCTTCTGTCGATCCTGCTCCAGAAGGTTGCATTCTTGTCGGACTTCCAGACGGCAGTTCTGTAACATTTGGGTGGGTATACGACCCTGCTACGGGTCAATTCTCAAACCCTAATCTACCTATGGAGGCTTCCAGTGGGAGTTAACGCATTCACTCAGTTTGGCAACACTGTTGCTTTTACAGCTAACGTTGCTGGCTCAACTCCGGTTCAAGTCAACTCCCTTGTTTTGGGCGCTAATCAATACCGCATCGTTGTGCCTCAAGGGTCCAATACGGTTTACCTTGGCTACGGGGTAGACGCTGCAACAGCCACAACCAACACGGTAGTCATCACTTCGGGTAGCTCTGCGTTCACAATTCCAATCCTTCCTGGCACGGATGAAATTCTGACTTTCCTTCCGAATGCTTATTTCTCTGGAATTACGGCTGCTGGAACGAGCGTTGTGTTCATCACTCCGGGCGATGGAATGTAAAGGATACAACCAATGTCTTTGAAATCACTGAGCGTTGACGTTACCAATCCCATTTATTCGAGCGTTACGACGCCTATCGTTTATGGCGGCAATACTGCATCGTCTACGTTAACGCTTCAGTCTACGTCTGGCACGGGTACGTCTGACAGCATCATTTTCAAGACGGGTAGCGGCACGACCGCTATGACGATCAACACATCGCAAAATGTTTTGACCTACGCATATATGTCTGCGGCTGGACCTGGAGCTGCGGCAATTTCTGGCCCCGGGCTTTCAACTACTGTACCCGTCGCTTTTGTGGCGGGGGGTGGCGGCACTTATACCGATACAGTTTCTTCGGGAACGGTTGCTGATGCAGAAATGGTTACTTTTAGGCCGACAACCGTAGCTGCTACAAACGTTGTGACTTACACGAACCTTTCCACACTCCGTATTTCTGGTTCCCCCGTAAATGGCACAAACGTGTCCATTGCAAATGCTTACGCTTTGTATGTGGCTTCTGGAACCACTTATTTGGCTGGATACACGTTTACTAAACAGGTGATGTCAACAGTTGCCGTTACTTCTATTGGAACGGGAACCACAGCAACGCTCACAGCCGCACAATTGCTGTCTGGGTACATCACTGGTGCTCCAACCAATACAGCTACCTATACGCTTCCTGCTGCTAGTGCAATTAATACAGAACTTGCTCCCGGCCTTACAAATTCGGCTTGGGAATTTACCCTTGCCACTACAACGGCGTTTTCAATTACCATTGCAACTGCGACGGGTTGGACGCTTGTTGGATCTATGGCGACGGGCGCTGTTGCTAATAGTGTTGCGCGATTCCGGTGCGTGAAAAACAGCGCAACAACGGCCACCATTTACAGGATCTCGTAACATGGCAACGACATACACTTGGGCAGTTGTGGCGATGAAAGCCTACCCTGAACAGGCGGGCTATCAGAACGTGGTCTGTGGCGTTAATTGGACCTGCGCGGGCGTCGATGGCAATTTTTCGTACAGCTATTACGGCGGAACAAGCGTTGAACTTAATCCCAACGAGCCGTTCATCCCGTATGACCAATTGACTGAGGATGAAGTCATTGGGTGGGTTCAATCCGCTCTTGGCCCTGAAGGGATTGCTGAGGTATATGCCGAAATTGACGCGCAAATTGCGAGTCAGCAAAACGCTCCAACATCTCTACCGCTACCTTGGACTGACTAACTTAGAAAGGGACACACATGATTACGATTACGCTTGATAACAACGAACTTGCAGTTCTTGGCGCTGTTTTTGATGCCGCTATTAAGTCAGGTGGCATTCAAACGGCTAAAATGGCTATGCCGTTGTTTGAAAAATTGGAAAAGGCGGCTGCTGAATTTATGGCTGCTCAGTCTCAACCGAAAGAAACTGAATAAGAGTCATCATGTCTCAAGACATCATCAATCTTGGAATCACTTGCGGCGGTGCCATTCTCGGATGGTTTTTAAAAGCCATGTGGGAGGCAGTCCGAGATTTGAAAGAAGACTTGAGGCAAATTGAAAACGAGATGCACACGAAATATGTGTCAAAAGACGACTACAAGCAGGACATCGCAGAAATCAAAGACATTCTAAAACAGATTTTTGCAAAGTTGGACCAGAAGGCCGACAAATAATGGACTTCGACACGTTGTCCATCGTTGAGTTTGGAGACAAGGAGGGGTTGCAGCGGTTCTTGTTTGAGAACAGTACGCAACACCAGTTGTTTCGTGATACCTTCTTCAACGTTGGCCTTTCGGTTCCTGCTTACCCACTATATGACGCTGACCCCGATAACCTCGACGATTGGCTTCTTGCACATCAGGTCGAGCATGAGTTCTTTGCTGCTCAACTAGGATTGTCTAATCCTTTCAATATGCTAGATGCCGACTTCGGTAGAGAAGACGACTTCTATAACTGGCTTGGGCAGCACGTTTCAATCCATCAACAGATAGCGGCAGTATTAGGATTGAGTTAATGGTTGCTCCTTCTCAGCCTATGATTGGCAAAGGCAAGTCTCCTGACTCTGGAGTCTCTGCACCGCGTGGTCCTCGCAAAGCAAGTGCGGGGGGCGGTAGCCCTAGTCAGGGCAAGTTGGACATGATCCAGATTATTTCTGCATCTGCCCAGAGAGAAGCGCCTGGCAGCGACATCAATCAATTTCTGGTCAAGTTATCTGCGATGATCCAACAACGGCAGATTAAAATGCTGCAAGTTGGGAATACGGTGTTCATGGTCAGGCCAATGCCAAATGGCGTTGCCGAGTTCCATACGTTTACGGTAGAGCCTCCTGAGAGCCTTGTGAAACGGTTCCAAGCGGGATCAAAGACGTTGAAGCAGATGGGCTTCAAGAAAGCCGTTTCCTATACAGATAACCGCGCTTTTGGTAGATTGGCGCAAATGACGGGCTTGCCTGTCAAATCAAGTCCCGTAACCGATCCCGCGACAGGTCGCCCGACAGTACGCTATGAACTGGATCTGTAATGCCCGCAGTAGGACTCGTCGTTGGGTTTATATTTGAGGCAACCGGCATAACGGCGGCTGTATCGGCAGCTGTTTCGGGCATTCTTGGCGCGGGTATGATAGCAGACATTGCCACAGGTGCCATTATTGGCGCGGGTGAAGGCGCTGTATCTTCTGCAATTCAAGGCGGTGACATTGCCAAGGGCGCTTTGATGGGCGCTGTAGGCGGAGGTGTTGGTGCTGGAGCCAAAGATTTAACAGGTTTTGCGCTGCAAGGTTTTCAACCCGATCCAAACACAATTGGCTCTGGGTTCAAAGGAGCGGTGTTGGGTGGAATACCTCGATTGGCGGGTGGAGTTGCTGGAGGTTTGGCGGGAGGCCAGTCTTTTGACCAAGCCTTGCGTGGAGCAGTTCCAAGTGCTCTGGGCGGCGCATTAAGCGGCGCGGCGCGATATGGCTTTGGCGTAGACCCCAGAACATCAGGGGATCTTGGCAGTGTTGCTTCATCTGCGTTGCAAACGCTTATGGCTCCACAACCTAAATTTAATGTATCTGCGCCTTCTCAACCATCAACGACAGCGCGTCCTAGTGCGAGTTTAGGCCAGTCTCTGTCTATTGCGCCAAGTTTGGGATATACTCCGGGCGAAACCGTGTTTGGGTCACAAAGCAAAGATGATAAGGCCAAGCCTCGTGTTTGGAATGTTGCATCTTTAAGGAACGTAGGCGAAGCGGAGGCGTAAATGGCTGATACTTGGGATATTCCCTATATTCCTCCGGTTCCTACGACTGACTTCTCGTCTCCTTACTCGGCA